ATGAAAAGCCTTAAAACATCATATGTAAAAAAACTATTTTTCTTAATTGCTGTATTTTTCATTGCGGTTATTTTGATGTATTTGCGCCGTCCTGATATAATCAGAACACCGCAGTTTTGGGCAGAAGATGGTCATGTATGGTATGCTATGGCATACAATAATGGCATATTCACATCAATGATATTCCCTCAAAATGGATATTATCAAACCATATCAAAACTTATTGCCTCCATATCATTAAATTTTAATTTAATGTATGCCCCTTTAATTTTTAACATCTCCGCAATTATTGTTAGGGCATTGCTTGTATCTTTCATACTCTCTGGAAGATTTAGTTACGTAAACATAACACCAAGAATATTTACTGCTTTATTTATTATAATAATGCCGGAAGTATCAGAAGTGCACGCCAATGTTACTAATGATCATTGGTATTTATCACTATATTTACTTCTTGTTATGTTAGCTCCAAAGCCTACAAATAATTATCAAAAAGCACACGATTATATAGCGATAATCATATGTGGACTAAGTGGTCCATTTATAGTATTCATGGCTCCAATGGTAGGGATAAATATACTTATACAAAAACGCTTATCTACAAAAAAAATAACCACTCACGAATACGTTTTCATTGCCATTTGTTTGATTCAATTTATTTCTATTATTATGACATCCTCTGAGACCAGAGTTGATATGGTTCTTGGAGCTAATTTCGCAACACTTTGCAAAATATTAACAACAAAGGTTTTTCTGGGTTTATGGGCTAATGGTGACTTTTTATCACCTTTATGGAATCATGATTCAATTTGCATTGCAATTACAATGATTTGTCTTTCCATCACTATTTTTACATTTATTGTTTCCAATTACCCCATGCGCTCGGCAATAGTTTTCGCAATACTAACATTAACGTTTTCACTAGCAAAACCAATGCTTTCATCTACAAGTGAGCAATGGCCATTATTAATTCATGGCGGAGGAAGATATTCTGTCATACCAACAATTATATGGTACTCTGTATTGGTTTACTTCTTAAACTATATTTCCCACTTGCACTTTAAATTCCTACCATGGATGTTATATACAACATCGTTAATCTCATGTTTATATTTTTTCAATCTTACCCCACTCCCAGATTACGGGTGGAAAGAGCAAGTTAAAAAATTTGAAAGCTTAGCACCAGGAGAATCGTATTCTTTCAAGTTCAACCCTGCAGGATGGACGATGACATTAATAAAAAAACAGCCTTAATGTTGAATGGTAGTTACTTAATGTTATTGATCTAAGTTTTGCATCAATAACCCCCCCCGAAACTTAGGGGGGGCATCTGCAGTTATAATTAACGGCCTCTTTCTTCATCCGATAACGCCCCCTTATTTATTTCCCTCTGGTTTTTTCGGCCACTCTGTATTTTTTATATCAACACGCATCAATAGCACCCGATATTTTTTCCATGCCAGTAATAGTTTCGTTTCATCATCTGTTGCCATACCTAAATCAACCGCATCCTGAAGCGGAGCTATTACATTCGTTGCCTCTGCTATCAGTGCAGATTTCTTTTCATCATTTATTAAGGCTAATTGTTCTAGTGTTGGAGAAGGACGGTCAACAATGACAGGGTGACCGTCCTCACCACAGGTAATCATTTTTGTGACACTCTGTGAGTTAATCAGTGTTTTCCACTCTGATTCCGAGATTTCCACTGCATCATCAGGAATATTGGTGCCGTGAAATTCAGTCGAATAAAATCCGTTTGTCGATGCAGAATAAAAATATGACATTTCGTTAATATCCCATTGCAATGTAATACGCATCAGCAGATGAACCATATCCTGAACCGGGCGACACCGTAATATTAAATCCAGTGTTCTGGACACTTGTCGCCGATACAGTCGGCTGCCCTGCCGCGCCAGTAACGTTCAATGTAACTACGACAGCAATGACTCTTGAGAACGTCATCGGGAACCTCATCCCGTATGTTGAAGATACATTCGGGGCACCATTCAACTGGCCACACTGTAAAATTAATCCAGACGGAAATTTTTGCGCAGCAGCCGTTACGGTATTAATTGACGCGAATAAACTCATATCAGGTATCTGATTTGCTCCTGTCCCTACATCCCGTTTTGCCGCTTCTCGTAAACCAAGGTATGCGAGAATGTCAGCAATAGTATTTTTGCCGATAATATCACGGCCTACCTTAGTGAGGTCGGTCTGCGCAGCCTTATCTGTGCCAGTGAAATACGGTAGCTTATTTGCCCCAGTCGCCAGTCCTGCCAGAGCCGTCAACGTGGCATCAAGCGCCTGATAATCCTTACCGAACGCAGAAGACATTTTGGTAATGAACCCATTCAGGTCGCCATCATCCAATACATCCAGTCCGCTTTTGTTTGCTGTGTACTGTGCAAGTGCTGCTGCTATAAAGCTGGCCTGCCGAATAACCTTATTGACTTGCGCACTGGATGCTTTCCCTGCTGTAAATCCGGATAAAAGCGCGGGCAACGCTTCCCATTCCTCCTGCGATATAACATTGGCATTTCGATCCGTTGCAAACGCTTTAAAGTCATTTTTCGCCATCAGAGTAATACTCCCCATGCTCCTACATCAAAACCACTGATGAATTCGTTATCCATATCAAAACCAAAAAATTTTGAGCCTTCCGATGGGGTTTCCACCGAAGGCGTTTCAATGCCACCCGCCCACACCCCGGCGGCTTTTACTGTGAGATACCCCTGTTTAATTGCCGCAATTAACTCACGCGATACATCTGAAATATCAGTATCAGGAAAGACCCAGACCGATATCGTCATGTCCTGGTTATCGACTATCTGCATTCGCAGTCCGGATCCTGCTGTTGCCTCGTCAAGAATTGCCGGAAGCGAATCATTCCGTCCGTCCCAGTTATTAATCGCAATCTTCGCTTTAAGAATGACACGATAAGTTTCATCGCTGAGATACATGTATCCGGAATCAGGATCGTATGGTCCCTGCCATACCCCCTGATCATATCCAAGCCCGTCGGTATCCCAGCTGAAATAGACACCTGAGATAGGCTGGCTGACAACACGGCTACGTCCGATCCACAATCCCAGAATATCAAGTTGCACACCAACCGCAGAGTCAATATCAAATGCAGTAATCAGCCCTCTGGTGGCGGCCGCAACATCAATAAGTGGCCGGGTCATCAGATCAACATGCGCAAGAAATTTAGGTTTGGTGGCGTGGTAGTTTGTGATTAGTTCGGTGTATTTGCTCATGACTCCACCGTTATAACGATATTTTCCGGGGTACAGGACGCAGATTCGTTATATCTGATATCAATGTTTGATGACGACAAAGCCCCCGGGGATTTACCAATCGTCAGTTCCTGAATATCGTAATAGCGTGCATTCCCGCCACTCACCACGCCAAGATTCGCCGGTGAGTAAATGCGACTTAAAAGGACCGAATCACCGATCGTCAGACTATTGATATAGTCGGAAATAGCCTGCTGGATCTGCTGACCTATCTGTGATGTATAACCCGTAAAAACTTTTAATTTAATCCGGGCATAAACAGGCACATCACTGGAACGCGAGAATTTGATTATATGGGGATTGCCGTATTTATCCGGAACCGTAACGGATGTTGTACCGTGAGTGGCTGTCCCCTGGCCTTTATTCCCTCTGATAGCCTGAGCAATATCCGTCACATCACCGCCATCCACAATTACAGCAACAGAGTGTGGCGGTAACCCGTTACCGTCCTCCGAACCAGTATCGTTTTCATAGAGTTTGTGGCGGGTTACACCGGTAACATTAGAAACGGCACCATCCAGTGCTTCAAATGGGGTTATTGATGGCAACGCAACACTTTGCGACTGGCGGATACGTAACTCCGCATCAGTTTCTGCTGGAGTGCCTACAGTAGCTGCAGCAGGATTGGTTACCGAAACCCAGCCACGGGTTGGCGTATTAATTTCAGTGATAGTTCCAGCCAGCGCCGCCACTGCACCACTGACGGAACATGTTGCGGTCACCATCACTGTACCATCCACGCCGACCACCACTGAAGCAGGCAAACGCCATATCACATTATTACTGTCTTTCACGCTGCCATTAATGATGGTTGCCCCGGCAGTTCCTGTAAGAAGCAAATCAACCGTAGAGTTCGTCGCGCCTTTACGTGAAATACCATTTATTTTCACGTTACTGGTCAGTGCAGCCCCATAGCCGGTTGCCGGTGAAAAACAGTTGTAGACAGTTATCGCCGTATTATTGGCATCATGAATCGCCAGCGCCATCAGAGCCACCATCTGGCCGTCTTTGCTGTCCGGTTCGAGGTAGGCATCACTGCCATAAATCTGCTGAAAATAGCTAATCAGGGTGCTGAGTATCGTCTGATAATCAGGCGCACTGATCCCCTCCGCGGTTACCTTTGCAGATAAACCGAGAGAATCAAGGTTCAGAGCCATTACGCCTCCGATGTAACAGTCGTTATTCCATAAAGAGTGTCGATTTCAGCGGAAAACATGACACGTCGGGTCGTGGTATCCACCGTCGTATTGAAAGAGAGGATTGATTTAACGCCCCGCGTTTCGAGGATGCGCTTACGGATCGCTAGGTTGTAGGTTTCCGGCTTCTGCTTACCGAGTACGGACTGGATCCACGGAGTCCCCTCGGTGGTGTCGAGAAACCATTGCCCATACCACAATTCGAATCGCGTTTTTACCGCCTGCGCCACGGCCTCCGGTGAGTTAATCAGCCAGGTGTCATCACCGCTGCCAAAGGTGTAATCGCCATCGGCGTCTTCACGTCTGTATCGCATCAGTTTACTCCGTCGGTATTGCTTCCACCGCGCTGAACACCACCATGAGTGTGCGTATCATCGATTGGCTTGCCATTAGCCTTCACGCTCCCCAAAAACTCAACAGCACCAGTGATTTTTGAAGCCACACCAGAAACCACAGACCCCACCATGCCCCCCATCCAGGTTAACAGGCCATGAATGGTTACTTTCTCAGAAAAATCAGCCAGAGGGGCAACCACATCAAGGCCCCCCGGAGCGACAATTTTAATTTTCCTGGTATCAGGATTAAGCTCAAAATAGGTGCTGCCGTCATCACTACGCAACTGTGTGGCACTGGTATTAATACCGCTAATCTTCCTTGCCTGCGACTGGGGACCGACAATACAAAACGCATCCGATAAATCATGCATTCTGTCATCGACCGACTCCTGTATCCCGCCACTCTGCCACCAGAAATCAATACAACGATCGGCAAAAATCACCAAACATTCATCACCGGCTTTAACTGGGAACGTTAGCGTACATCCTCCGCCGCGCGGGAATACCACTGGCACATCCACCAGCAATGGGTAATTTTTGGTAATGCGGTTGCCGTCGTTATCAATTTCAACGTAGCGGATAGCAGGCTGTACAACCGCCGTCACCGCATCAGGAGCGAATGACTGAACAATGCCAGGCAAGGCGACACGGATCTGGTTCTTTGTTGTTTCCCGTTCAGATTTAAATGTTTCGGCAAGGTCGCCGCTGCGGGTCTGGTCAGATACTGCCATTTAGTAGGCTCCAGAAAGCAAAAAACCCGCCAAGCGGCGGGTTTGAATTTTGAGAAATTTCAGCTTATGCAGTTAACGAGTCATCACCAATCTTCAGTAATTGATTAACGATTGCATCGACCTCTTCCGCATCCAGAATTACACTTCTCGCGGTAATCCGGTTGATTTTCCGCTCAAGCTTGTAATCAGAATTAACACGTTGGGCATGCGTCATTTTCAGTTTAACGCCGATTTTCTTTACTGCGTTAACATCAACATCGTTAAGTGCAGCTGCCTCACCACTACAAAAGGCCGTATAGACTCGCATGTGAACTCCACCTTTTAGTTTTTCACCATCTTGTGTAGCGGTCGGTACCAGATTGTTGGTGATCCGTAAGGCGGAATGGTACATACCATAGTATGCTCGGCTAATAGCATTTCTCGTCCACATCTCACCGTTTAGAGCCAGGGAATGCTTAGCTAATTCAAGAAAACAGGTATGCTCAACCGACATTAGAGTTCCCCGGCTTCAAAGCATCCGACGCATTCTGAATCCGCAAGCCCCGCAATAATAATCTCATCAGCCAAGGCATTATTCATCTGCGAAAGAAGCACTGGATCGTCTGTTTTGACTTCAACGAACAGCGTATCAAGTTCTGACATTACATAAAAAGCATGAGCGCCAGCAAGACGAGCGCGGTACTTTTCTGCAACGTTCATCATGAGCCGCCCAATAGTTTTTAGCTCCTGAGCATGATCTTTTTGGGTATGCAGATAATTGAGCGTGTCATACCATTTGCCCATATATTCAGGGCGCGGTACTTCCATTGCAGTTAGCATCGGCATCACCTTTTCAAGCAAATCGATATCAACCCAGTATGCAGAAATTGTAGCAACCTCAGCCAATATCGTTGGATTAAGTGAATCAGATGCTTTCTGAATCATCACATACTGGCGAGCGTGCAAACCTAAGTTACGCAGCGCAATCGTATAGTTACAAAAAGAAACTGGATCGTTAGGCGCTATTCTCAACCCCCGCTCACAGAGTGAACATCCTTCATCTATTTCACCAAGAACAAGCTTAGCTAAGCCTTCAATTGATAGCCCCTGATAACGTTCAGGTAGTTTCTTCGCTTCACGAATGATTCGATGGATTTCAAACTCACTCAGAAGGTTTTCACCCTTAGTTAATGAAGGAGTCAGAAGATCTAACAGTTCTCCTGATTTTGGCTGCGCTAAACTCATGTTTTAGTTATTCCTGGCTTTAATGAAGTAGCATATCGATGGCAATCCACCATCAAAAAGTCAGTGCAGTGTAATCGCTCGTCTCAAAAAACAACAGTTTTTAGAGCACATTTTGTTGTTTTTCAGGCGTTACGAATTTCAGGTTACCTTCACCCAGCCACTTTTTTACAAGGGAATGATCCGATGATTTTAGGCGCATCCATGCTGTTCTGCAGAAGCTGGACATTAAGGAATCGCGTTTCGGTACCAGGGCGACGAATGTATTCAAAGCCGTAGTTGTTACCGTCTTTGGCAGGCATAAGCCCCATGTCTACTTTCAAACCATTGGTACCCAGTTCGGTGATTTTTTGAGAGGTAACTCTTTCACCGTTGATTGTCGATAACTCGCCCTGGTTTGCAACCATAGTGTAGCCACCGCATTTAACCGTGAAGCCATCCGCCCACGCGCTGCACGCAGAAAAGACAGCTAACAGAAAAATAATCCCCCTCATTGCTCATCCCCTTTGCAAAGCCGATTGCGTATACAGATCCGCCGCGCCACGCGCTTCGCACATCATATCCATGTACCACGCCTGGCCCCTTGTGTCGCCAGTGTACATAATCCCGCGCACAATATAAACGCCATCCGTTGCGATGCTGGCAGGCTGTGATGTGGTGCCGCTGAGCGTAATATTTCCGTCCGTGTTCTGGTCGGTGATCTGCCCACCAGCCATAGCGATATCGTTGTTCGACAACGCGGTGCGATATACAGAAGCCTGATCCAGTTGAATGAGCCCATTAACCCGGATGTTCGGATTAATGAGCGCACGGACGTTTACGCCGTTACCGATGGTCTGCTGCGGCATGCCAATAAGCCCGGTAGCACTGTTGAGCACAATCGCTTCGTGAACATATTCATTAGTCGCCACCATCTGGCGCTGACCGTCCACGAATTGCCATGTTGCGCCACATTGCCCGGCTACGTTATCCATTAGATGCCGCGTCATGCCAAAGAGCACCCGCCCCCGGGGGAATACAGTAGCAGGCATTTCAGGCGTCAGGCCTTCGGTCGCACCTTTGGCTTCGAAGTCTTTCATCAGCGCACGGTTCACATCAGCGACCGTGTAACCGGCAGCCAGCGTCTGTGAGGTTATACTGGTGGCAAAAGCCAGATCAGTATCTGCTGCCTGAATCAGGACGTAGGAATCAACCGGACTGTCTTTTCCTGTAACCGAGTAGCGAATTTCACCGCTGAAAATCAGTCCGTAGTTGCGGCCATCTCTCTGGCCCACGTCCGCCGCATCAACCTCCCGCACGATCCCGACGTCGCTTGCCGACACCTCCGGCGCGATACCGTCGTAACCCGCAATCAGACGCACTTTCGAAAACTCCTGCCCGGTGATTCGGTTCACAGTATCTGCCGAGAGGTTATAAATTTTGATAGTCCCTACCCGGGACGCGCTGCTGATGTTGAACCAGTCGATCGTAAAGGTGACTTTAAAATCACTTAGCTCAATTCCCTGACCGTTCTCGTCCACAAGCTGCAGTTCGAAATGTCTCATCCAGTTCTGTGACATGCTTACTCCGTTGATACCAGTAAATGGCTGCGACCGCCCAGGTCAGTTTTTGTGGGGTAATCCTGTGTGTTGTCATCACAGACCACCACCAGCTTAAAACCAAGCCCCATACAGGCGTACTGCGCCAGCAGGTCAGCACCAGTGACGAGAGGAATACCGGAGATTACCGGCACCCCTCTGTCGTTCTGCAGGTCCATAATCCAGTACAGATCGCGCCATATGATGCTAATCCGCCAGGTAACACCACCCAGGACGATGCTGAACTGCTGGTTGTCCGCTGTCAGCGGAATTTCCTGAATTGTCATTAGCCGCCCCCCAGTAATGACGCCACGTTACCCGTGATGCTTTTCAGCAGTGAAGTATCTGGAGGCTTTGTGGTTTTGTTGCCGCTATTCTGTACCGCCGACGTGCTGGCCCCTTCCTTCATGTTGGTTTTATCCGCGACGGTAATCTGCTGTGTCCGGGAGATAATGACCTCCCTCAGGGTGAGGACGGCGGACAGGACGTTTTCGGTTGTCTTGTCCGTCGTCACTTCCAGCGCCCGGATCAACATGTTGCTGTACAGCCGTTTACCGGTTACCACATCGAAGGGGATACGGCTTTCCTGCAGATCCAGTAGCTCCTGATACGTCTGCTGAGGACTCAGGCCGAGCAGGCTGGTAGCCGTCAGGTTACTGGCAAAATCCAGCAATGCGCCGCCACCGGCGAAACCAACCTCCATCACCACTTCTGACGGTTTTTTATAGGCATGATCAGCGACAGCGGCCCCGACCTCTACCGGATGCTCTGTTATTTCAAGCATATCTGTATGCTTCTCTGAAATAACAACACTGGGAACAATCATTCCTATTTTTCTGCTCTGCTGATGAAAAAGTGTAGAGAGAATATCCACTAACCCACCCTCACCTGATTACTTCGCATGACCTGAGCATTTGCAGACTGTTGCCGACGTGCAACCTCATTACCGACAGCGTGCGGATCTCCGCCACCGTAAATGTGGTAGGTATTTTGCTGGTTAACCTCTGTCACTTTGCCACTAATTCCCGCCACGGCAGCCTTATTAATCAGCTCTCGAGAATAGATATTTCTTCCATTCTCATGCTGGATAATGCTGCTCATCAATGCTGACATGGTTTGCGGATCGCTCATATTCAGGGCAGCCCGGGGATCCACTCCCAGTCGTTGCGATACAGCCCTGATATACGCAGTTGTGTTGTTATTATCAGACGCAGGTGCCCAGGTAGAGATAATTTTCTCCACACTGTTTATTCCCCGTCCGGCGTACAGCATTAACTGACGAGCAAGAGCCCGTAATCCATCAAAGGCCGTTTCAAATCTGGCAAATCGCCCGCCCGGGCGTTCAAGAGAAGCCCCTGCCTGACCAGCAAAATTAAGGTTTCCCGGATTGTTATTCCGTTCTCCTCGTTTCGTAGCCTGTGCATGTTGTTCCGGCTCATCATCACCAAACCAGCCGCGTACCGTCCGGCCCACTCTGCGGGGATCAAATCCCCAGTGCTCTTTAATCCAGTCGGCAGTACTGTTAGCGCTGTCTGTAACCATCGGCATCGCTGACGGATTTTCGCTGCCCTGATTAAGTATCTGTTTGCCGATGCTGACGGCATCAGCCCAGCGGCCATCTTTGATAGCGTTGAGCAGGTCGGCGATCATGTTCAGCATTTTGCTGAATTCGCCCATCTGGTCGATGAAGTTGCTGAAATCCCACTTCAGGGACCATGATTTGGGGTCAATATTGAGCAGTTTCGCCAGCGCTTTCACCAGGTCGTTAACGGTCGTTTTAAGGTCACGAACCATCTTCAGCGCGGCATCAACCTCCGGTTTCCACTTGCCCCAGTCAATCAGGCTGTCGCCGCCTTCCTTCCAGGTCTGATAGTCCTCCCACAGAAGGGCAATCCCCGCCGCCAGCGCAGTAATGAGGCCAATCGGCGACATCCAGAACGTACTGTTCAGAATGCGCAGCGCAATCGTCAGTGCGCCAAACAGCGAGATCAACTCCCGCGTTTGCTTATCCAGCGATTGCCACCAGGTGATAAGGCCTGATGTCCCCTCAATCAGTCTGAAGAACAGCCGCCCGATAATATCCCCGAGCGCCAGAATGCCTTTTATGGCTTTCGTCAGGGTCTGCTCGATACGCGGGAAGTTGTCCAGAATATGGCGGCGCAGGGTGTCCAGCGAACCCGCAAGTCCCCCCGCAAGATTAGAGCCGATTTTGTCACGGGCCATTCCTGCCATCGCGCTAAACTCACGCAGGGAGGTCATAAATTTGTTGGAGCTTCTGGCCGCCTCGTCAGCATTGAAGCCGATAGCTTTCGCCATTGCGCTGTACTGCCCGGAGAAGCCACCCACACCCCGGCGCATCGCCATAAGGGTATTTTCGTCAATGCCCAGCATCTGCGCATACTGGTTAGCCCGGTAATACGGCATGCTGCTGAGTTTCTGTCCAACGCCCGTAAAGATAGCAGCCATGTCACGCATGTTACCGCTGGCATCACGGGTCTGTACGCCCAGGCGATTCAGAAAGCCTTCTGCTCCGGGATTGTTACGAATAAACCGGGAGAGGCTTTCCAGAGAAGATCGCGCAGCGTCCACACTGCCGCCAACCTGCGAAACCGCATAGCCAATAGACTGAATTCCCTGGACCGTCGCGCCGGTGCGCTGTGACGCCCAGTAAAGATTATCCAGACCGGAGGCGATCTTAGCCGTGAAGGCCACCACGGACAGCGCAGTTCCTTCGACGGCCAGCCCCATTTTGATGACATTTGCAGTTGTACCGGCGAGGACAGAACCGAACTTTTTCGCTCCTGCATCATCCACACTGAAGCCAAGCGAGACGAGGAAATCTTTAATAGTTTCAGCGTTCATTATCCTCTCTCCATTTCTCAATGCGCCGCTGGTTATCCGCTTTTACCGCCAGATGGTCATTCAAAAGAGCAATATCGTACAAATCGACAGAGCCATCTTTAAGTGCTGTATAAGGAATTAACCCGGCGTCAACCGGATTGAGAAGGTAGGACAGCCCGTCCGGCAGGCTGTTAAACGTCAGCCCTGTTGCAGGCTCTGCGTCGTGCTGGTAAGGGGTGTAGGCAAAAAATTTCCCAGCGAATCGGCGACCACCCGCGCCACCAGCTGCAGCATGACCAGCAAGTCAATATCATCAAACATCAGTTCGCCCTGGGTAAATACCGGAACCCATCCGTCCATATGACGCCGCGATACCACCGCAAGACAGGGATGAATAATCGCATCGGTGTCATCTTCGGTCAGGGAAGACAATTCCTCAGCGATACGCGGGAGCATGGTTTCAAACACCGGTTTTAACTGCTCGAATTTCACGGTGTCGATTTTGCCGTCAGCAGGCAAACGGGAGCGAATGCTCCCGAAATCTGACATCATTCCCGCCAGTACCGGCAGAAGTTTGCGGGTCACTTTCAGCTGGTCAAAAACGCTGAGTTTTGCCACGCGATATTTCACGCCTTTGATTTCGAATTCCATGTATTAAAACTCCCCGAGAACCTGGTCAATCTTGCCGCAGTCAAACACCCACGGCATCGTATTACCGGTTTTAGCGTTGGCGTTATCCGGTTGTTTCTGGAACGCAACGCTGCGTGCCGTGATGATGTCGCCGCTGACCTTGTTGCGGATCACGATAACGTTATTCCCCCATGTGGCAGAAGACTGGCTCTGTGCGTTATACGCCAGCGACAATTTTTTATTTGTCGGTGATGTCTTCAGAAGGTTAACGGTAATCGTCCCGCTTTTATCTGCATGGAGACTGTGCATCACTTCGCCATCAGCACCGATGGTCATGGTGTTTTTAGGACCGCCCATCGCAACCACAATCCCCTCTTCAGAACTTGCAGAACCGTACCCGAGGTCAATCGAACCGGTCGGCCCGGTCAGCGTCGCAGTGACATCCATAAAAGAATAGGTAGACATTCACTTCCCCTTAGCGAACAACGTTAATCTGTACGTCAGCGTAATGAACCGCGCCTGCAAGTTTTATTGCAGCCTGAATCACCGGAGCCTTACGGGCTTCACGTTCTGATTGTGCCTGTTCATCCAGCGGCTGGGCGTATACGTAATAACCTTTGGGCAGCGTGTCACCTGATGACAACTGACCAAGGTCGCCACCGTTCCATACGCCCGGAGCAATCAGTCCATTCTGAACGGCCTGATCCAGTGATTTTTCAACATTTGATAACAGTCGGGTAATACCGGCTTCAGTCTGGGGAACTTTCGTGGTGCTGGTATAAAGCAGGTTATAGAGGTTGGTCTGCACATAATTCTGTAACCAGTCCAGGCCGTGGCGTTCATCAAAGAAATCGCCGTTAGCCATCACTCCCTGCTGGAGGATAGCCGTATCATTCTGGTAGTACACGAATACATTGCAGTTTTTTGCATCAAGTGCCGATGCCTGGCTGACGGTCAGTGTTTCATACCCAACACCCGGCTCCTGCTTAAACTTGAGCGTAATCGCGGTATTACTGCCATTGAAATTAACCGTGAATGCCCGGCCAAATGCAGATAACGCAGCGTATTTATTACCCGATGAATACTGAATAAAACTGCGTGAATATCCGGCGGTTTTCAGTTTTGATGCCAAATCATCGCTGGATGCAGTCTGCAGGCATTTATCATCGCTTGTCGTAATCGCCAGAATACGGCTTACAGAAGAGGATTCGATCGCCGCAGCCACTTTCAGCCAGTCTGCATTCGGAATATCTTCATCGTCTGCAATCCCCAGCCCATACCATGAAGTATAATCGAGCATGGCATTCACAGCCTGCTCCAGCGTCTCAGGCGTGGCCTGTTCGCTGTCTCCCTTCGTTTTCACCCAACGACCAACAAAAACCTCCTGAGGTTTCGGTGATTGAGAGAAAAACACCTGCGCAGCCTTATATTCTGGTGATTCCACGCCAAAATCTTTTCCAATATCTTCCGCGGCAGAATAACGGCGAATGCGCTCACTTACCGGAATGATTGTGGACGGGCCGAGAATGAGTAATGCACCAAAATTTCGCCCTGATGCTGCACGCGGCGACATGATCACATCAACATTAACAACGTTTGATACAGGCAAGCCCTGTGCCATAGCTTAATCTCCGAAAAAGATGACTGGTGCTTCCACCAGCGATTTAATACCGTACTCGCGCACAACCTTCCGGCACAGACGCACCGTCATATCGTAGCGGCGGACCCATTGCTGATTAATAAGTTCAGGGAAGGGAGTCAGACCTGTGTAATCGCCAAGAGACAGCCCCAGCGCATTCAGTGCTGCATTGTTCTGCGGTACAGATATACCGTCACGAAACCGGGACGCATACACCATCCCCGCCGGTCCATAAAACGAAGCCATACACTCAATCGTTTCATGCCGCCAGAGCTGAGAGCCATCATCGGTCTGTCTGGTGAATGCCGGGCTGTCATCACCTGACCATTCGATAACCCCAAACGCACACCAGTTCGTTTCAGCCGGTAGCAGTGGCGGCTGCTCTTTCTGCCAGCGCGGACGAACCATCCCGGCAGACAGACCGGAAACGTTACGCATCCACTGGCTTAACAGCCTGTCGAGAGCTTCGTCATAATCCGGATCGCCACTGGTTGGTATCAGCCATCCGCGCTCTGTACTGGTGTTATTGCTCAACCGGAGTTCCCCCATCAAACGGCATCAACTCACAATGCGCCTGAACGAATCCGGCCCCATAAGCTGTATACGGGTCGACGAAGGTCACACGATAATCACGGCCCTGATACGTCACGATATCGGCATCACGGCCAGTCTGTCCCTGCGTCAGTCGCTCAGTCGTCACAATCAGAATTGCACCGCTGATTACCTGCCCTGCCTGCATACGGCGGTTTTCCAGAGAGCGATCAACAGTTACGACTCCGGCAAACTGCTTTTTAACTTCACTGTCGCTGCCGATCCCGTCCTCATCCACCGTTTGCACACGCCGTGTTACCCACAAATTGAAGTCGCAAAAATCGGGGTCAAAAAGCACATCTGTTACATCAAGAGTCGGCATCTTTATCCCTCACAATATGGGTAATAGCTCTGCGATATTGCCCGGTATCAATTAATGGTTTCGCCAGTTCGGTTCCCGGAGATTCGCCAGCAGCACGCCGGGCAAGTTCCAGTGTTGCTCCCTTGCGCCCCCGACGAGCCCGGGCTTCAACAGTACTGTCAGCAAGCGGCGTAAAGCCGGTAATGGTCATGTAACGCCTGACGCCATTAACGGCCAGCGTCCCGGCACGGTTGAGTGCACTTTCTGCTCCCGCAGCATTACCATCAAGTGCAGCCTGCGCCGCGGTTTTGAGCTGCGGCACCGTCTGCTCTTCTGCCGATTTAACACCGGGGACCAGGTGAGGTCGTGGCGGGATGTTCTGCTCTGGTGAACCGTATTCGTTGAGGTAACCGATGCCCGCATTACCAAACGGAACATCATCCCGCTCGCTGTCTTCCGAAGGGATGCCGACCAGCACATCTTTTTTGGTTAACGACCTGAGCGCATCCAGAATGGCCTTAGCGTTATCCACCCTCGTTGTTACACCGCTTTTGAAACTCATAGCTGGCGACCGCCTGCACCGAACATCGTGATCAACTGATAAAATTCAGCGCCATATCGGGTGTTATTCCAGAAACCTGCATCAGGATTCAGCGTCGCGCTGGTGTCATAACTGACGCTTACCTTATCCACGGACTTTGAGGACTGAACACCATTGGTTGAACCGCCCGAACCACCAGCCAGCATCGCCCGGCTGTCTGCCGCCCAGAGCGTCATGTAGTGCGCAACGAACAACCCGGCAAAGTACGGAAACAACTTTTTGCCGGTGACGTTTTCGCTCAGCAGTTCATCGGCCAGATTCAGACGAAACTGGATTTGCGCTTCGGGATATTTGGCAGGGTCAGCAAACTGCGGGAAGTCGCGGCGAAAATCACTTACCGCTGGCAGACTTTGATTCTTTGGCATTTTTTACCTCGTTACGCGCGTCTGTGGCTTTGCCAACGGATACTTCCGCGTGCGCACGAGTGAACCAGTGCGTGGCAACGTCTTCCTCCACAGCATGACGGCCTTTAACAAACTCGCGCCGAGAACCGTCGGGAAGCGTGAGCACAAACGGGGTATGTACGTGTATTACTGCATCATTTTTTGCCATCGGGTCATCCTTAATGGCCCCGCCAGGGGGCCATGTGGCTGTTAAATGCCATCAACGTACGAAATGGTTTCTTTGTACACTGGCTCAACCGCACCCAGCTTGCCGTAGTAAGTGACGATCTGATACAGACCGCGATACTGCACCGGCACGCTCTGAAGCGGAACCAGCGGGTAGCGGACGTATTTTTTATCGTTGGTGTACGCAACCATGCGATCCTTTTTCCCCACACCACGGCCTTTCAGCCATTTAACCGCGCGGATATTCAGCGGAACACCGTTCTGGTGATAGCTGATGGTGTTGGTCTGAAGATACGTCAACAGGGACTGGTTACCCGCAGATGAAACGATGATGCTGGACAACAGAGCAAACTGCTCAGGCGGGATCAGCAAATCACGCGGAACCACAGAGTAACCGGAAGCGGCCCACGCATCAGACAGCACCTGGTTAATGCTTGCGCGGATTTCGTCCGGTGTTGAGGTTGCCCACGTTTTGGCAGCGTTGTTGACAGGCACGCCGTCCAGGGTAACAAGGCCTTTCAGGTTTAATGCAGAATCGCCAACATATACCTGTTCATCGTTATCCATCTGCCATTTCAGTTGCATACCGTCATACTTCTGCGTATCAATCGGGCGGCCGACCTGCTGAGCAGCCTGCAATTCTATGACCGTCCAGCCAAGTTCCATCCCCCACAGGTTCAGCGGGTTACCGGATTTGCCGATATCCACGTTCACGCCAGCAATAGCGGTTGAGTCTTTGCCTACCCAGTTTTTGCCATTCGGATTTGCACCAGTACCCGCAGCGGCGAAGCTGGTATTCGTCCAGCTGGAAATGTCATCTGCGATGGAGACATCTTCACGCAGTTGGATATCGCGGGTCCAGGTGTACCCCACCAGTGGCAGGTTCAGCGTCTGGTCGAGTCGCTCCAGCTCCCCGATGAGAAAGGCACCAGAGCTGTCAACGGTTGCCTGATCAAAAGTAATCATTCGTCTGTTCCTTAAATCTTCCAGGAAATTTCTGCATTGCCGTCAGCATCACCGGCACCTGTGAATTCAGCGTTGGTCAGCACCACGTTTTTGCCACTGACTGACGTGGCCATGAATCCACCCAGCGGCACTTTGATGGATTCATCAGTGGAGACGACAACGTATACCGGGTCGCCTTTTTTGATGGTGCTGGCATCAAAATCAGAACCGAGGTTAACGGTCACGTAGCCACGCTTCATGGCGTCGCCCGGGAAGTTCTTGCCACTCCCCACCTGGCGAACCATGTCCGGCTGCGACGTGGTAGGATAAGGGCGCACGTAGATCCCATTCACCTTGTCTGCGGTATCACCATCTGCCAGCGGCACGAAAAAACCGTCATCATCGTATTTACCAGCCAGGCCATAGGCAGCGAAGGCGTTATCGGATTTAAGGACCACCGGTTCGACGGTTAAGTCCTGCGGGCGAGAGACAGCCCCGGCAATGCCAACAGGCATCCGGTACAGAAATACATTATTCATTTTTTACCCTTTACGGTTTGCCCAGAATTCAGCGTTTTGTTTGTTCAGGGAAGCGATACTGGTCATGCCCATGTTTGGGCGCTGTGCATCGCCGGTGGTGGCGCGGGTGTTTCGCCCTTTGGCAATCTCAGACACGGCATTAAACGCCATGTCGACCGATTGTTTCGGTAATTTGCGGATATCCGCATCACCGACTATCTGGCGAACCAGCGTTTTGTCAGCAGAAGCCAGGACCTCACGTTTGAATGCGGTCGGTTTCATCTTACGGCTCAGATCGATACCCGGAACGATAACCTCGGCACGCCAGGCTGAGTCACCAGTAATCGTGGTTTCCTCTTCATCGTCCTCGCCGTCACCGGTCGGATTATCGTCAGGCTTATTGTCGTTATCGCCCGTCGCATTTCCTTCCAGCTTAGCCAGCAGGGCTTTCAGTAATGTTTTGAGGTCATCATCACTGTCGCCGGTTGGACCTCCGCCCATCTCTGGTGCTTTGTCCGGTAGTGGTTGCTGCGGGGACAGGTTGATGTTGAGATTAACGCCCTGCGGCAAATCCCCCTCATCTCCTGTAACCGATGCGGGAGCCGACTCCACCAGTTCGTTCATGGTGTCGGCATCTCCTGTCTTGATGGCTGCACGCATGCGGTTCCACCAGTTTTTCTTTTGATTTGCCATTGTGTCTCTGTCTCCAATTGCACAACGATTTCCGGCTCTGCCTTTGGGGACAAGAGCCACATGGTTTCCGGTAATATCGACCTGCTCGGCTTTACCTGGCTCGGTCTGCTCGTACTCCGCGTCATAGCCGCACGACACTTCACGCAGGCCATCTTCGATAAGCTGAATGGCGTTTTCGTCTTTGACGATAAGGTCAGCCAGCATCAAATCAGACTGCTCACCCGTCCCGCGCCGGACATTCTGGAGGTGCCCGACAGCAAGCTCTTTCCAGTTCTCGGGATTTACCAGCCGCACATTCCCGTTTTCATCTTCAGGATGCAGGATCGTGATGCTCATCCCTTCGAATGAGGCAAGCGTGGCCGGATGGAATACCTGCTCAGGAGAACGCGTGACGACTATTTCACCGAACTTATCGGGTTTCAGTTTTGGCAGGTCATCAGCACCATAGAGCTGCTTACCTGTTCGTCCTATCGGCACGTCTTTGCACAGCAACGAGCCGTCAGCCAGCTGGTAGCGGGTTTCTCCCAGCCGGGTATTGAAAAAATATTTCATGGGTTACCTGCGATTCAGGCGGGATAAGATTGGGAGGTGGGAAAAACGATTTCTTTATAACAGCGACAATTCGGGAGCTCGCCAGCATGACCTGTCATGCCGTCAAGCGTTGGAGGTTTGCCCCATTCGACAAATTTACCTTCCATTTCCTGATGAGAATGCCTGACGTCACCATCTTCGGCTGTACGCCAGATATAACCATTCGAACCAATTGACAGCGCACGCGCCTGATCCAGCGCGCCGGTTGCACGTCCAAGTTCAGTACGGGCAATCAGGTCAGCTCTGGACTTTGCTATATCACCCGATGCGGCTATTTCTTTAGCAAAATGTTCCGCTCTCCCACCGGTAACAACAGCTTCAATCGCCCGATTCTGGATGTCGTACACCCTGTCAGCCGCCTCGAGGGGTAGCGATTTAATGTACTTAACCTGTTCGGCAACGATGGATTTCATCACCTGCCCTGGAGGGGCACTGTTTACCAGATTGCGTAGCTCACGGCTGATGGTTTTGCTGTGTTTACGCCACTGCTCATCATTCTTGCGCACAATGTCGGCGGTAAAGTTTTCCGCGACCTTTATCGCCCAGGGGGTGATGATTTCACTGTAGCGTTCCAGCGCCTCAATAATTTCCGTGATACTGTCATTTGAACCATCGTAGTGACCATTTACGATGTCCCCGACCGCCCGCGCTATCCTGCGTAGGCTGGTTCGATACCGGATTTCCGCCTGACGGTTCCTGCGGTTCGTCATCAGGTTCGCCGATGCCGGGCGGCGCTTCGTCTTCGGCATTCTCTATGTCCTCGTCGGTAATGGATGCCCCGATGCCGGTTACGTCAGAATTTTCGCGCAAATCAGTCATAGCGGCTTTCAGTGTCATCAGACCATCACCCAGCGCTGTACTGATTGCGTTGGTGGTATTTAACGCCACCGTTGAACGATCGACATCAGACATTTGCCAGAGCGGGTTAAACTCAAACGTGAAATCATCCGGGAGCGGCTTGCCAAGTTCCGAACGATGCATGATGTCCAGTATCCGCCGCACCGGAAGACGTAAACGCCTCTCCTGCAACGAACTGATGCGATCGTAATAGTTGGCAAGGTCTGCATCACCGGTAGAAAATCCTTTCGGGGACTGTCCGAACAACCGCACCAGTGGGATACCAACAGCGCCACTAATCTGTTCTGCAAACTGCGATAGGATGTCATCCAGACCACTGAAGCTGTACTGATGGGTTTCAAACTTATCCCGCGAGTCCATGAGCGTCATGCCTTCATTGCTCTGGAACTGTCGAATCAGGTCGATATTCTTCAGCAACGCTTCATACGCAGGACCACCAAGTGCAATAATCTCGCGTAGCTTCTCCACGCTGTAGGTACGCAGATGCGCCTTGTAGACCAGCTGCGCCGCGCCAACAGTAGCGCTGTCGAACGCGGTAAGACGATCCCAGATACGCTCTACAACCGACATTCCCCATTCGTTCTCGGTCATCTTCTGCTGAAATGGCAGCGTGACGCCATCAAAGCGAATCAGGCGACTGTGATGAATGCGCCAGGCAGGAATTCCCGTTGCTGTGGTCACCACATCGTAAAACTCAGGTTTACCCAGGTCCGGCCCCATATCTTTAATGCGGCGGGTCAGTACCGGGTCGATCATCCAGCGGTCGAGCGGGAGAATCCCCTTAAACTTGCCCTTACCGATGGTTTCGGGTCGCAGCGGGGTCATTGGTGCCTGCCCCTCAATCATGATGAAACCCACCGCGCCGCCGTAGAGGCGCGACCATTTCAGCACGTCGTTCAGCGCATCCCAGATTTGCAACTCATCCAGTTGTGATTCGAGAATGCCACGATCTTTTGCATCAATTTCCGACGTGATGCGAATGCCTTTGCGGGTCATATCATCCGGGATAGCATCGACCGCTTCGCCGATGATCCAGGACGAACGATAGGACCATTCCACCAGCATGCGGTTACGACTGGTGAAATTAGCCCGGTAGGTAGATGCTGAGTGCTGGTTAGGTGTCTGCATCCCTACGCGGGCAATAAAATTCTCATAACCATCAGCTGTGGCCTGCGCAGTTCGCCGCAGGGCTTGTTTGTTTCGTGCCATCAGGCCTGTCTCCCTAGCAGCTCCCAGATGTTCAGGGCTGAATTCATTGGGGCATAGTTGATCATCACCGAGTCGGCAAGGTTTGGCGACCGGGTTCCATCAGGCTGTTTATCAATAACGATTTTTCCCACACCATTAATGGAATAGGTCGGCTGCGAAAGCTCGATGATGAGTTTATCTTTGAGTGCCATGCTACTGCTGATTGAGATGATTTCGTCCGGGTTGTAAGCCATACCTTCAACCACGGCGCGCCAGGTATTCTGAAAAAGTTTACGTAACCGCCACCAGCTCTGGGCTTTGGCGTTAGCGAAGAAGTCCTTGTTCAGACGTGCGGCTTGCCCGTTGTCCCCGCGAACAGCTTCATCATCCGGATCAAATACCGCGCCACTACCTCGAAACGGTGTGGCGAGTATTGACGGTCGGCGCGCAGCGTTACGCAGTTCGTTGATAGCGCGTGCATCGCCGCGAACGCCAGCGCCCAGCCCGTCCTCATCAAAGCGAAACTCTTCGAGGTTGTCCTGTTCGCAAAAACCGAAGACCATCTCGACGGACTGATAAATGTCGCTGCCCACACCAGACCATTCCCGCACATTTTCCAGGAGGAAGCCATGACGGGTGGAAAAGGCATTTTTGTCCCTGCCTTCGTCGGCGACATCCATCGCGCCAAGTCGTTTGCCTGTTGGCTGGATACCCAGTTTGATATGTGCATCAACGGCAGCCTGTACCCATTCGGATGGAATCAGGACGCCTTCCGCTGATGCGCTGTAGTTCAGATCAAGTTCCTGTGCCACCACCACCGGATTATCGATTTTCTCGCATTCCCTGCGATACCACTCTTCATCCTTGCGAGGATCATCCCGCCAGTGGAATGTGAATACCGGTATCTTCCCGCCATGACGCTTCTGAGCGAACGGGTTAGCCATGCCGTTAACTGAACTCAGGTCGATACGGCAACGCGTCGTTTGTGACAACGCCGCATCAATCAGCAGAGGGCGCTGAAGGAATGCAGCCTCATCAACCAGATAAAGCGTGGTACGGTCACCACGACCAATATTATCGCCAGCCTCGCCTTTGATAACGGCACCAGTTTCAGGAAACTCAACACGCATATATGGCGCGTGCTTCTTCTCGCTCCACGAACCGCGAAACTCTACAGGTACTGTTTCCACGAACTTGCGCGCCTTCCAGAACAATGCTTTCGGGTCACCGGTACTGTCGACGTATTCCTCTTTACGGGAGCCGAAACCGATAACCATTTCTTTGTTGAAGAGACAAAGCGAGCAGGCCAGTCCGATCGCGGTCCAACTGAGCCCCATTTCACGGGATTTTTCGGTAATACCATTCTCCCGATTGCTCCAGCGTTCCATAATCCAGTGGATCCACTCCTCCTGCTTAGGGAAGAGTAAAAACGGAATGGTCACCGGCAGGCCATAATCAATATTACGCGGGTCCGTTGTCATGCCCCAGTCGATGATGAACTGAGCCGGATTGGTTCGGTAAAACTGCTTCAATACGGGCAATATTTCAGGATTCTGGCGAATGCGCTGTAGGCGTTCCATCCGCCATTCAAAAACCATCTGGTAATCAGGATGTTTAAAATCGAAGGGGAATGGTAACGGCATACTTAGCCCATCATTTTTCTATACGCCTCTGCAGCCTGCTCTGGCGTTAAGTTGGTAATTTCTGTTCTGACTGGTCCTCCATCAGCGCCAGTCACTTCATTTTTGACGTTGTCTTTAAACGCCTGAACAGAAACATGCTTACCAAGAAGTTCGAGGTTTTTAACCTTATCAGGCCATTTGATTTTCTTCAGGAGTGCTGCACTATCTGCGGATACCATCTCCACAACATCCATTCCTGATAACGTTGTGCGCCATACCTTAGGCCAGTCTTTAATGGGCTTTAGCTCACCGTTTTGCAGGAGAATGTCGAGCACATCCATCTGGTCGATTTCAACCAACCTACGAAGAACATAGGCGGCATCTATACCCGTCTGCTCAACGCGGGCGGATTTAAGTTCAGCAACGAATTTTTGAACATTAACATTTGCTAATAATCGAGATGCCTGCTCATTGGCGGTCTTCTCGCTGTAGCCCGCCCTGATAGCTGCCTGTGTTCCATTCAGATCTTTCAGGTACTCACGGGCAAACAGCTCTTGTTTGTCGGTGAGCTTTGCCATTATTTGTGCTCCGTTTATCCGTTAAAAGGGATATCAGTTAAGTTATCCCGTGTAAGGTATAAGCCATTATCAAAGCCACTCTGTAGGGAATGGCTTTTGTAATGGCAATAAAAAACAGCCGTAGGAGGTTAGATTAAGTATTCACGTTTTTCATTTCATCGATGTGATAAAGATGTATAAACTTTTCATCATGCCCACCAAATATCTGTGTTATCGATTCGTCATCCCGGCCTTCAACAATTAAATGCTTTTCATGTGTTCCTGGCATAAATGACGCCTTTACAACATGTTCTAAGTGGTGTTTGAACTGTACGTGAAGCTCTCTTGCATCCTCAAAAGGAATATTTTCTGTAAGTTCAAAATAACGAAATGCCATATCTACCTCCCGTATAATGAGAGCCCATCATTAATGAATTTTGTTGTCATGACAATGACAAATTATTTCAGGCTCCATTAGATATAGCTATGTAATGAACTGGCTCTTATCTCAACGCTGCGTATTCCGACCCAAATCGACCATTGATTCCGATGTAATCCGATCGCACTTTCCGATTTAATTCGACCACGAATTCCGATTTGTTCCGGCCAGATTTGGCGCTCCGTCGGAATCCGTGATCGGATTGTCGGAATTGGCGCTTCTGTCGTCGGAATCCCGCGCTTTTCACTTTGAAAACAATGGACAACACTTTCTCCTGATAACCCATCTTCCGGAGACGTGTCGCCATGGCAAGACTGAGAACGCGGATGAGTAAAATTATCGCTATCATCGAAGGCACTGAGTCCTGATGTATTCCTGCAGGTAGTTAACCTGCGCGGTTATCTTGTCGATTCCACTTCGGAGACGGTAATAATTGAGTTCAGCATCTGCTGTAAGTCTTGGGCTTTCTCCATCGCCCATGCTGCTGGCTCCGGTCGTTGACTTTGCACAGGTGGCGGCGACTTGCAGGCGCTTACGACCAGCAGAAACATCAGCACGGAGACTTTCGATAGTCGCGTTAGCATCAGCAAGCTCCTTTGTGTATCTGGCGTCGAGTTCTGCTACATCACGTTGACGCTTCTGCATGTCAGCGATGATGGATGCGGCCTTATCGCGCTGCTCTTTGTAGGCGATGGCGTTATCACGGTAATGATTAACAGCCCATGACAGGCAGGCGATGATACAAATAACCAGAGCGGAGATAATCGCGGTTACTCTGCTCATACCTCAATCTCTCTGATCGTTCCGCCAGCCTCTTTGAATTTTGCAATCAGGCTGTCAGCCTTATGCTCGAACTGACCATAACCAGCCCCCGGCAGTGAAGCCCAGATATTGCTGCAACGGTCGATTGCCTGACGGATATCACCGCGATCAATCATCGGTAAAGCGCCACGCTCCTTAATCTGCTGCAATGCCACAGCGCCCTGGCTTTTCGGAGAGAAGTCTTTCAGGCCAAGCTGCTTACGGTAGGCATCCCACCAACGGGAAAGAAGCTGGTAACGTCCGGCGGCTGTTGATTTGAGTTTGGGGTTTAGCGTGACAAGTTTGCGAGGGTGATCGGAGTAATCAGTGAATAGCTCTCCGCCAACAATGACGTCATAACCATGATTTCTGGTTTCCTGACGCCCGTTATCAGTTCCCTCTGACCACGCCAGCATATCGAGGAACGCCTTACGTTGATTATTGATTTCCACCATCTTCTACTCCGGCTTTTTTAGCAGCGAAGCGTTTGATAAGCGAACCAATCGAGTCAGTACCGATGTAGCCGATAAACACGCTCGTTATATAAGCGAGATTGCTACTTAGTCCGGCGAAGTCGAGAAGGTCACGAATGAACCAGGCGATAATGGCGCACATCGTTGCGTCGATTACTGTTTTTGTAAACGCACCACCATTATATCTTCCGCGAAGGTACGCCATTGCAAACGCAAGGATTGCCCCGATGCCTTGTTCCTTTGCCGCGAGAATGGCGGCTAACAGGTCATGTTTTTCTGGCATCTTCATGTCTTACCCCCAATAAGGGGATTTGCTCTATTTAATTAGGAATAAGGTCGATTACTGATAGAACAAATCCAGGCTACTGTGTTTAGTAATCAGATTTGTTCGTGACCGATATGCACGGGCAAAACGGCATGAGGTTGTTAGCGCAGCCTCTTGCCACCCGCTTTCACGAAGCCAGCCATTGCGCTGGTTTTCATTTATGCAAAGCACACCGCACCGTAGCCTCAGCGGATAAGGTGATTATTTTTGTCTGTCTGGTATTTGGTTTGATGTGCTTTCAGAAATGTCGTGTTTAAAACGCAAAAAGCCCCGAGCTATTAACTCAGGGCTTTATTTAACGAGTGCATTTATCCATCGTTGGGTCAAATTTACCCAACTTTATTCAAAAAGTCAATATTATGCCGTTAATATGTTGCCATCCGTGACAATCATGCTGTTAACGTGTAACTGAATTCAAAATGTTGTCTGCGATTGACTCTTCCTTGTGGCATTGCACCACCAGAGCGTCATACAGTGGCTTAACAGTGCGTGACCAGTTGGGTTGAGTAAGGTTTGGGATTAGCATCGTTACAGCGCGATATGCGGCGCTTGCTGGCATCCTTGAATAGCCGACACCTTTGCATCTTCCGCACTCTTTCTCGACAACTCTCCCCCACTGCTCTGTTTTTGCTATATCAACCGCACGGCCTGTACCGTGGCAATCTCTGCATCTTGCTCCCGGCGTCGCGGCACTACGGCAATAATCCGCATAAGCGAATGTTGCGAGCACTTGCAGTACCTTTGCCTTAGTATTTCCTTCAAGCTTTGCAACGCCACGGTATTTCCCCGATACCTTGTGTGCAAATTGCATCAGATAGTTGATAGCCTTTTGTTTGTCGTTCTGGCTGAGTTCGTGCTTACCGCAGAATGCAGCCATTCCGAATCCGGCTTGTGATTGTGCCATCCCCATAGCAGCCATCACATCAGTACCGGAAAGAGAGTCAGAAGCTGTAGCCCGTGGTGAGTCGCTCATCATCGGGCTTTTTGGCGAATGAAATTTAGCTACGCTTTCGAGTCTCATGCGCCTTCTCCCTGTACCTGAATCAATGTGAGGTTTCCGCAGAACACTGCGCCGGTATCGATATACATCTGGTTGGCAAATTTAAGTGGTTTCACTACTGGCGTATGACCAAAGATGAACGTGTCCGCGCCTTTGATTTCTTTCACGATCCCGTCTTGTGAGTTGCTGATTCGTTCGCGGTTCCAGATTACCTGCTGATGATCAACTGGCTTTCCAAACTCGTATTCGTCACAAGGATAATCGGCGTGGCAGATGACATATTTTTTATCTTTGCTCACCAGTTCGATGATTAACGGAAGTTCATCTGCTTTATGGGCAAGAGCTTTAGCCAGAATTTCTTTGTCGTAATCGAGATTAAAGAACCAGCCACCGCCATTAAGCAGCCAGTGATTGACGTTTCCACGCTCTGATAAGCCATCAATCATCATGTGCTCATGGTTTCCACGTACAGCTCTGAACCAGGGGAATGTGATTAATTCCAGGCATTCAACGTTCTCTGCACCACGATCAACCAAATCGCCAACCGAGATAAGCAGGTCTTTTTTGGTGTCGAATCCAATCGTATCCAGTTTGTTTATCAGGTTCGTGTAGCATCCGTGCAGGTCGCCAGCTACCCAAATATTTCGGTATTTGCTGCCATCAATTCTTTCGTAGATATTCATGCTGCCTCACTTCTGCTGTTTCGCAGATTTTTAAGTTTCTGCTGATACTCCGCCTTGATGGCCCTGCACTCTTCGACAGTCCAGCGATGGCGGTTATGGTTTGATTCGATTTCGTCTACTGCTTCCTGCCCAATGCGATTAATCAGTTCGACGCGATACGGAACGAGATTTCCGCTTTTGTGCTGGTTGCACACCACGCATTGCTTGTGAATATTGCGTTCATCAAATCGGAGTTGAGGTGCCGCAGCAGTTGTCCGGTAATGCCCGGCATCCCACTGAGCAGACGTGAGCGTTCCGCACGAGATACATGGTAAGTCGCGGTCTCTTTCTCTGATGAAGGCGTTTACGGCTTGTTGGGCTTGTTTAATCCAGTAACTGCGGGGCTTTAAGGCGAGTTTTCGAATCTTAATTTTATCTTTCTGTTTCTGCTCCTCTCGTCGTCGTTTCTTCTCTGCTGCTTTTTCCGCTTTTTCGCGTTCTTTGCTTCGTCGTTCGAGTGCTATCTTGGTTCCACACTCTGGAGAGCACCACCACTGATTAGCGAATGCAGGGTGAAACCATTCCCGACATTCATCGTTTTTACATCGTCTTCGCGCTGGTTTAGCCATCGTCTTCTTCCTCGTGCATCGAGCTATTCGGATCGCTCATCAGTTCTGCGCAGCAGTACTCACACACGTGAACTTCCAGCACATGCAGCTTCTGACCGCAGTTAGCGCACGTTAAAGCCTGCTCGACGCTTTCTTGTTCGTAACTTCGATTTGGGTCAATCACCTTGTTTTCCTCGCACGATGTCTTAGCCACCGGATATCCCACAGGTGAGCCGTATAATTGAAGGTTTTTACGTCAGATTCTTTGGGGATTGGCTTGCGTTTATTTCTGGAGCGTTTCGTTGGAAGGTATTTGCAGTTTTCGCAGATGATATCGGTGAAACTTCGTCGCTGTCGCCTCATTCATGCCTCCTGTCGGTAAATCTGACACCCTGACCAATAGCCCATGCTGTCGTGTACTCAATCAGACTTGCCATACGCTTCACACTCATCTGCGCGCTGCTTTCGCGAATGTTGACGTATTCGCCTTCAAGGCCGGGCAAAACATCAGCTTCCTGTTTTGTTGCCACTGCATGACCGCTTATCAACAAAACCTTCCATTGTTCTGGTTTTAACCATTTGCCGCACCATTGAACCTGACGAGCGATATCCGCCAGCATCGCGTGAAATTTTGCGTTCTGGTCAAGGTTGCGCTTGTAGTCAGTAATGCGGATGGTGACTGGCTTGTCTTTATCGAGTGGTGTTGCGAGGATGGCATTTATTGCGGCTTGCTGTTGTTGCTTACTTCGGAGGAAGATTGTTTGCTTCATCGTTACTCCTTCAATTTGACTCCAGCAGCGCGGATGTTTTCCTCATAAGCATCCATTGCATCACCGAAGCCATTGGAATAATCAACAGTAAACCCTTTGGCTAATGCTTCTCTGCTGTCGATAAACTTTGGCGCGGTTATTTCAATAGCTGATCGCGATGCCTGCCACGTTTGCCAGTGGCCTTGAACATCGACCATCACGTATTGACCACCAATATTACCGCTGCCAATTTCATGGTGATTTTCAGGGTAACGGATAAGGTCTGAAGATTCGCCCCCACGTCGCAACCAGCTTTCTTCAAACTGCTTTCTTGATTCGTCCATCGGTACTTACCATCAGTTCAACTCACAAAACGCCACGCCATTTTTGCTACAGCGACAGGCGCAACACCGATAATCACCCACAGGAAAATGCTACCGAAAAGCACACCCACCAGGTCTTTACCTTCGCCTACCAACCGGACAAAACTGCTGGCAACCACAATGAATGTCGCCACCATCCACAGAGCACCGAGAAGCCTCAATGCAGAGAAAATCAACTCAACCACGATTTACTCTCCCCCAAATAAAAAGGCCTGCGATTATCAGCAGGCCTGTTATTAACTCAGTGATGTAGATGGTCATACGTCAGCCCCTTGTGCATATCGTCTGCCACGCGCAGCAGGTGCATTTGATGCTGTGCAAATCTGTCTGGCCTCATCCTGGTCACATGCAACAAAGTGTCCGTTACAGAACCGCTGGTAAACCGTACCAAGCGAGCCAAAACGGTTTTTCGTCACAATGATTTCAGCAAATGGCGCGGCGCTACTGTTCTCGTCATATACCGCTTCCCGATAGAGCATGATGATTGAGTCTGCGTCCTGTTCAATGCTTCCTGAATCACGCAAATCTGCGTTTGTCGGGCGTTTGTTTGGTCGCTTCTCAACATCGCGCGAAAGCTGACTTAGGGAGATAACTGGCGTTTTCAGGTCTTTCGCCATCGCCTTCAGGCTTCCGGAGATGTGAGCAATTGCGAGATCGTTGCGATCTGCTTTCGGCTTCTCAATCAGGCCAAGATAATCCACCATGATGAGTGACAGGTTTGGATTTTCCTGTTTGTGCCGTTCTGCGATTGAGCGTATTTCTTCGACCGATAACCGCGAGGCATCGACTACCCATACATCCAAATCTGCAAGCTGACTCATGCCGTTAGCAACGCGCGCCCATCCTTCGTCATCCATCGATGCAGGATTTCGCAGCACGCTAACCGACATCCTCCCGGCGTTGGCAATGCTTCGCTCTGCAATCTGCAATGCGCTCATTTCCATCGAGAAAATCAACACTCCGCGCCGGACGTCAGAACCAGGAATAACGCGGCTTGCAACGCCTTCGGCAATCTTCAGCGCCAGTTCGGTTTTCCCCATACCAGGACGAGCAGCGATTATCACAAGGTCTTCTGCGTTCATCCCTCCGGTGATGGCATCAAGTTCTTCGATTCCGGTCTTCAGGGTATCTGACTCTTCTCCGTTCCTCAGACGCCTGTCAAGCGTGTCAGTGTAGTCAGTGATGATTTCCCCTAACCGCACCGGTTTAACCTCGTCACGGGGCTTTCTGATGGCTGAGAGACGCTTTACAAGCTCATCCATCGCCTGACTCGATGCGTCGATGGTTCCGCTCCGAATTGGTTCACGCATTTCATCCATGATTTCCAGCACCAGACGGCGGTGATAGTTATCCGCGACCATTCCGGCATATCCCTTCAGGTTTGCGGCACTCGGGCAGTTTTTGCTGGTCATCAGGATTGACGTGAAATGCTCCTCTCCGCACTCCTCGGCAACCAGCAGCGCGTCGATTAGGTTTCTGTTTCTCGCCTGCTTGCGGATAACCTCGAAGGCTTTTCTATAGAGCGGAATTGAAAACGCTTCCGGCTCAAGTGTTGCCAGAACGTCACTGGCGGTTGGAGTTAATCCACCAATCAGCAGGCCACCGATAACGCTCGCTTCGATATCCTGTCTCATGCAATCCCCCTGTCTGCAAACTTCCCTTCCCGAACTCCCGTTAACGAGTCTTCCCTCAACAGGTAATCAAAATCAGCCGTCCAGCCCGTGTCGTTGTCTCCGAAGTAAAACGGCTTGGCCTGATGCACAAACGCCCTGACATACGCTCTGAAACCGTCCACGTTTGGCGTTTTCAGTTGTGGGATGATTTTCTTCAGGCGGCGTTTTCGTTTCTCGTTGACCGCAACAGCGTGTGGAAGTCTGTCACCGACTTCGGTGTTGTAGGCGTTCAGGAAGGATTCGTAGTCGATTCGTTCTGCCTTGCGACGTTCAGGTTTAACCTGCCCATCGCCGCCCCCGTTAGGGGGTAAGGGGGTATTTGTATTTATTGTCTTTTGTATATTGTCTTTTGTGTTTAGCTGACTTGGCTTATACCCATTAGCCGACTCGGCTAATGTTTTATTAGCTGTTTTAGCTAATGTTAAGCTGCCCTGGCTAATCCACTGAGAAACCACCTTGTTCACTCCTATTTTCACGCCATCAGCAATGAGGAATTTACGCTCAATAAGCTGGCGCTTGGCAGCGCAAACATGAGTGTGATGAATACCTGTCATGGCTGCTATCTGCGTGTTTGTGAGTCGATCCATCGGCTTATTGAATCCGTATGTCTTGCGCATGATAGCGAGCATCACCTTCAACTGCCGGACAGTTAAATCAGCCATCAGCAGACTGTCGGTAATCTCGTTAGCAACGCGCATGAAACCATCTTCGGTATCTGCCACGCGATGCTCCACGACCTCCAGTTGAGGCCTGTAATCAGCTAACTTAACGACGCCCATGTTTCACTCCTGCTTTGGCTAGTCTGTAAACACCAACAAGGCGCTCTGCGAACGCCCTGTTATTTGCTGCGGCTACCACTAATCCCTCAGGTGAATCAGGGTGTCGAATCTCTTCTTTTTCCTGGTATTTCTTACGACGTTTTGTCATAATTACTCCTGTGGATTGATCCAGTCTTTCTACATCAGGCCTCAAAACTGTTGCAGCAGTCTTGAGGCTTTTCTTTTGTCAGCACCATGGCTACTTTCTTTGCCAGCTCTGCTAATTCCTCGTCTTCAACACCCCACTCCAGCACAGCCAAAAGCATGGCCATCTTTGGGATAAAGCTGTCTTTCCATCGCGAAATTTGCGATTCATTAATCCCTAATGCATCAGCAACCTTTCGCTGACCACGTACAGCAATTCGATTTAGGATATTGCTTGTGATTGCATTCGCTTTCTTGCGAGTACTTGTAAGTTGCATATGTAAGTATTTCCTTAACAAATAAGAAGTTATACGCACCAACTGATGCGCGTTGTATTCCCGCATTTCGGCGGGAATGAGGACCATGACTGTTAAAGAGCAATTTGCTTATGCCGCTTTGCGGTAAGCACTTTCTTGATACTTCAGGGCGCCAGCTGTAACGACTTCCAGTCGATAGGCGTCTTTCTCTGGGATGACTTCCTTCCACTGAGAGACTGCTGCATCGCTAATGCCTAACGCTTTAGCTACCGCACGCTGGGTTCCGAAGTGGTCGATAACATCTTTCTTGTACATAGACTCGCTCCGAAATTAAAGAACACTTAAATTATCTATCAAAGGAATCTTAAGTCAAGTTTATTTAAGATGTCTTAACTATGAATACACAACTGATGGGTGAGCGTATTCGCGCTCGCAGAAAAGAACTCAAGATTAGGCAGGCTGCCCTTGGCAAGATGGTTGGCGTGTCTAATGTTGCTATTTCCCAATGGGAGCGTTCTGAAACTGAGCCCAATGGCGAAAACCTATTGGCCTTAGCCAAGGCTTTGCAGTGCTCCCCTGATTACTTGTTGAAAGGAGAAGATAGTCTTTCAAACATTGCCTATCACAGCAGGCATGATCCAAGAGGTTCGTATCCTCTAATTAGTTGGGTAAGCGCAGGATGTTGGATGGAAGCTGTAGAGCCATATCATAAGCGTGCAATAGATAACTGGTACGATACAACCGTAGATTGTTCAGAAGATTCGTTTTGGCTGGACGTAAAGGGGGATTCGATGACGGCTCCAGCCGGTCTTAGCATCCCGGAAGGGATGATAATACTAGTCGATCCTGAAGTAGAACCTCGTAATGGGAAGCTGGTAGTGGCAAAGCTCGAAGGAGAAAACGAGGCAACTTTCAAGAAGTTAGTTATTGATGCTGGCAGAAGGTTTCTAAAACCACTTAACCCACAATATCCGATGATTGAGATCAACGGGAACTGCAAAATCATCGGTGTAGTTGTCGATGCAAAAATAGCAAACCTTCCATAAGGGGCATTCGCCCCTTTTTTCTTTCCTTTAAAAATCAAAGCAAAACTTAAACTTCGCAATAAAATTTAAGTTTTCTTCAAAAATACCCTTGACCATTAATTAAAGAAATCTTAAATTTAAGTCATCAGCAGGACGCTGGTAGCCAAACGGAACAGATTGGCAGGCTCTTTAACATTGATGGGATTGTCCCGCCGAAATGCGGGAACCAAAGAGTAGTTGGCTTTGGGGTGACGTAAAGTGCAGCCGCGCAACAGCATCAGGGAGTTAACCTCCCTCCCCCAGTTACGTCACCGCTAAAGTCAATCATCGGAGGTCAACATGACAGTAGTCATTACATATCTGGCTGACGATAACGCCAGAAATCGCCGCAGAGCACGCAGACAGGCTCAACGTGAACAGGCAATGAAAGAACAGAGACTGGCGCGAAAGATTGCGCTAAAACTCTCTGGTTGCGTCAGAGCAGACAAAGCAGCATCACTTGGCAGCCTTCTCTGCAAGAAAGTAGATGAAGTCGAGCAAAAAAATAGGAGGGTTTACTACAAGGATTTAAACCCATTAGGAAACAAGATACATGCAGTTCAAAGAATAAGATTGTATAGTAAACCACCGTACGGTGCTTATTGAGTATGCTTATGGTGAAAAAGACTATCTATGTTAACCCTAACTGCGGACAAAACAGGAAAGTATTTGATAGAGGTCTTACATCTCAAGACAGAAGGAGAATAGCGAGATGGGAAAAGAGAATGGCATATGCATTAGAAAACGGTGTAACACCTGGATTTAATGCTATAGATGACGGTCCGGAATATAATATTAATGAAGACCCAATGGACAAAGTTGACAAAGCATTAGCAACACCATTTCCTCGAGATGTAGAAAAAATTGCAGATGAAAAATATGAGGATGTAATGCACAGAGTTGTTAACCACGCTCACCAACGAAATCCAAATAAAAAATGGTCATAGCCCACTTCGGTGGGTTTTTTATTGTCTGAACTAACCGAATTTATTACAGCAAGCCACGCAGTGAAATGGGTGTAACTTGTGTTGGTCGCCAGAAAATGAAATTAGGCAGCAAACCACTTATTTGAGGTGAGATATGACAAAATCATGGAGCGTACCTTTTCCTGAATCAGAAACTGAACATGATGGAATGCCTGTTTTCTGGAGATTCCAGGCGACAGTTGAAGAAGATGGGATAAAAATATTCGCACTTCAATATATAGCTTTTCATCAGACAGAGCATTATGCATGGTTGGTTCCTGCGCATTGGATTGTTAATTTTAAACCAGCACCAAATCAGTGGTTACAGGAATGGAAACAAAGGAGAAATAGATATGCAATTAAGAAAGTAGCAAAAAATGCAGAAAGATCTTTTGCATTCCCGACGAAGAAACTTGCCATTGAAAGTTTATTGCGCCGAAAGAAATACCATTTGATGAGAATCAAACAAGATTTGGCTGTTGTATCAACTCTTGTTGATGGGATGAAGAATATTGATACATCAACACCAGATATTGAATATAACTTTGGACACAACCAAGAAACAGAAAATTGGGTGTTTTATTAGTACGAATAAGCACTGTGTATTCATTCCAACGAGTGAATACACGGAGCAATGTCGCTCGTAACTAAACAGGAGCCGACTTGTTCTGATTATTGGAAATCTTCTTTGCCCTCCAGTGTGAGGGCAATTTTTTGACGGAGGATATATGAGTGAAGTAACAGATTTAGTTGTTATTGAAAAATCAAATGCAATGACTGTATTTCAGTCTGCCGACCAGATTGAAGAAATCCTTCAAAAGGTTGAACGTGAAGTTATGTCCTTTGTGCCTGATATCACAACGGCAAAGGGCAGAAAGGAGATCGCTTCTCTGGCGTATAAAGTTGCGCAGACGAAAACATATCTCGATGGTCTTGGCAAAGACCTTGTTGCTGAACTGAAGGAAATTCCAAAGCTAATTGATGCTAACCGCAAGACAGTGCGTGATCGCCTTGATGAACTGAAAGCCAAGGCGCGCCAGCCTCTTACTGATTATGAGGAGGAACAGGCACGGATTAAAGCCGAAGAAGAAGCTAAGGCAGCAGCTGAAGCTCTTGCAAAGCAAATTGAGTCTGACCATGAAATAGCGATTTTGATGGATCGCGAATTTGACCGTAAAAGAGAAGAGGCAAGACTCAAAGCGGAGCAGGAAAAGCGAGAGCATGAAGAACGCTTAAAAAGAGAAGCTGAAGAGAAAGCCAGAGCTGAAGCCGAAGAAAAGGCAAAAGCCGAAATTGAAGCAGCAGCAAGGCGAGAAGCAGAAGCTAAGGCCGCAGCGGAACGTGCAGAGCGTGAACGCATTGAAGCCGAGCAGAGAGCACAGCGCGAAGCAAAAGAGGCAGCAGAACGAGCTGAAAGAGAAAAGCAGGCAGCAATTGAAGCAGAACGCAGAAAAGCACAGGAGGAGGCTGAACGAATCCGGCGCGAGGCTGAAGCAAAAGAGCAAGCCAGAATAGCAGAAGAAAAAAGAATCAAGGAAGAAGAAGAGCGTAGAGCAAAGGATAAAGCTCACCGGAAAGAAGTAAATAACAAAATACTTGCTGACCTTATCAAGGTTGGTGCATCAGAAGATGTTGCTAAAAATATCATAACAGCCATCGTAAAAGGCGAAGTATTCGCAACAAAAATAGCCTACTAATAAAACCAACATAAGGAACCACCCATGATTTACGCAATCGCGGGAGGCGCTCGCATGGGTGCCTTCCAATTAAATGAATCTTTACTTGAACGAATCACCCGTAAATTACGTGACGGATGGAAAAGAGTTGAGGTCTTATTATGCGCGATGAAATAGCCATCAATCACCAGATGCTTCGTGCGGCACAAAACAAAGCAGTAATAGCCAGATTTATTGGTGATTCCAAAATGTGGCTTGAAGCAAATAAAACGATGAAATCAGCTATCAACCTTCCGTGGTATCGCAGGAAATGAGTTTTACAGATAACTGGTCAGACGAAGAATTCATTCGTCAGATGAACAAAATGCTCAATCAGCACAAAGAACAGGAGAAAGATGATGATTCTGACTCTGAATGATAAGCGTGAAATATCGCAAATAATCGCAAGTTTTACTGATGAAGATTACGAACGAATCAACAGTGAAGTTGATCGCCTCTGCAAACGTTGCGACCCAATAAGCGAAATGCTTCGCTCATATAAACCAGATGAACACACTAAGGACGCTATCGACTGGCTGGAAGATGATGACTGTGACTATCAGGAAAAAGCCGCTGAATGGTTCTGGGATGCAATAACCGAAAGAGTTAAGGCTGAATATGCCTTCGCAATATTCAAACGCAGACACATTTTTGGAGAAGCTGCATGAGCAATATCGTTGAATTCGTTAAACAGCAAGAGCAGTTATTCTGCGGAGCATTGACTGAACAGACGGTGACATGGGCTAAGGAAAGCCAGTTTGCAATTCAGTATTTCCAGAAAAACGATTACCTGGCTAAAACAGCACTGGCAAATCCAACCAGCGCACAGAACGCCATCATCAATGTTGCGGCTATCGGCATCACCTTAAACCCGGCCAGCAAACTGGCTTATCTGGTTCCTCGCGACGGCATGGTGTGCCTTGATATCAGTTACATGGGATTACTTCACCTTGCACAGTCGACAGGATCAATTAAGTGGGGGCAATGCAAACTGGTGTACTCAAACGACACCTATGAATCAAACGGCCTTGATTCAGCACCAACCCACAAATACAACGCATTTGGTGAGCGAGGCTCTATTGTTGGTGGTTATTGTACGGTTAAAACAGCAGATGGTGACTACCTCACTGAAGAAATGAGTCTGGCAGAAATTAAAGCTGTGGAAGCAACGAGCAAGGCAAAGAATGGACCGTGGAAGACATTCTGGGAAGAGATGGCGCGTAAAACAATAGTTAAACGCGCCAGCAAATACTGGCCTAAAGCCCAGCGACTGGATAATGCCATTCACCTGCTTAACGAAGATGAAGGTATGCATCAGGAACCAGTTATGCCGCACAAATCAGAGGAAGATATCCGCGAAGATGAACGGAAACGCCAGCAGGAAATTATGGAAAAAGCACAACTTCTTTGTGATGAAATGGCTCAGGCAGAAAACATGGATGATTTGAAGCGATATTTTGCAGAAGCATATCGCCTGACATCTGGAATGAAATTGCAGCAGAACGTACAAGCCATTTACATAGAATGCAAAGCGAAACTGGAGGTTGCCAGTGAGCAAACTGTATGAAATTGCCAATGAATACGCAAAATTGATGGATTCAGATTTAGAACCAGAGATGATTGCTGACACAATAGAAGGCATGGAAGGAGAATTTACCGATAAAATAGAGCAACTTCTTTCCGTCATTAAAAATGAATCTGGTTATGCTGAACGCCTCAAGGAAGAGGCAAAGTCACTGAATGAGCGAGCCGCAGTAATTCAAAATAAGATTGACAGCATCAAATCATATATAGCGTCATCGCTTGAAATGGTTGGCAAGAAAAAGATTCGAGCAGGTATTCACCAGGTAACAATCCGCAAACCCTCAGAAACTGTAGAAATCATCGACTCAAGCGCCATTCCTCCTGAATACGTTGAGTTTGAAACGACAATTAAAGCCGACAAACTGGCAATCAAACACCAACTAAAAGCAGGAATAAATATCCCCGGCGCTCAACTCAAAGTTGGGAAACCTTCACTTCTTATCAAATAACGGTATCGCCTATGAAAAAGACTCCATGGGAGAAATGGGAAGTCGATTTCTTGCGCGAAGTAGCGGCGACAATGCCAGTTGAAGTTATCGCTGAAAAACTGGAAAGGACTGAAAAAGCAGTAATGGCGAAAGCAACAAGGATTGGCGCTGACATTGTTAGCCGACTTCGTGGAAGACGATGGACAAGAGCCGAAGTATCACTTTTCGGTAAGTTCTCCGCAGAAGAAATAGCAATTGCAACCTGCCGCTCAATTTATTCAGTAAGAGCTATGCGATACAAGCTAAAAAAACTCGATGAAGAAAGAGCAGGCATACGAATAAATTAACATGGAGTAATTAACAATGAAGCTAAACATCGACCTCGGCAAATACGTTATTACTGGAACAAAACACGACCTGATTCTTAATGAAAGAGGAATTATCAAAGAAGGTGAGAATGCAGGGAAAGAAACACTAAGCCGTATCGGTTATTACAGCAAGTTTGAGCATCTGGTCAAAGAGTTATGCAACCGTGAAATCCTGTTATCTCAGGCGCAGACGCTACAGGATATTCAGCAGCATATCGAAACTTTAGGTATGTCACTTAGCATGGCTATTGACCAGTTCGTGGAGAGTAAACCATGAGAGGACTTGCATACAATCCCGGCATTCTTCCGGCAGAAATGATTATTCGCCAACGCGTAAAGCCAATGCCATCGAGAGAGGAATTGCTTAAGAGAAATTCTTTTCCATCAGTGAATCAAAACAAATATCTGAATGCGATGTTGCGCAAAGGAGGCAACCAGTGAGCAAGATTGACTATCAGGCACTGCGTGCTAAGGCAGAAAAAGCAACGTGTGGCGAGTGGTCGCTCGAATATGGAAAGGGCCGATTTGATAGTGATGATGCACTAATTCATCGTGAAGTTGCTGGATATATTCCTATTTGCAGAATTGAAGGAGCGCATCCTGAAAGTGGTTTCGATGAAGATTTCCAAATGGAACAGCAGGCCAATGCTGAATTCATCGCCGCAGCCAATCCGGCTACCGTGCTGACACTGCTGGACGAGCTGGAAACAGCAAAAAAGCGCATAGCAGAACTGGAAGCCGAACCTGTAAGACAAACTTACAAGTTGCCACAAACGCAGTTTGAACAAGTTGCTGACCTCTACGAAATGCAATTTGATGACGGACGCACTTGTGCCTTTCATACTGATGTGCAAAAGGCTGCGCAATGGCTTCAGGCATGCGACGGAAACAGGGTTCAGGAATACGTGAAGCTGGAGCGATTGCGTAATGCGCTATCGGGCAACTCTCCGGTAACTCCGGATGGTTGGGTTATGGTGCCGAAGAGACTAACTATTGAGAACGGCGCTAAAGGTGCACTTTCTGGTGAGTTTTCAGAAACAGTATTCACTAACTGCCCGGAATGTTTTGGTGATGATGATTGCGAAACTTGTGACTGCAGCGGGATAATCGAAATCAAGGTTCCAGTCAGTTGGACAACTATCAAAACTATTTGGGCTAAAGGGTGTGAGCACTTTTCAATAGTAGCACCGCAGCAAGATGGGGATGAAAACAAGCCCTTATAACTTAAAAGCATAAAAAAATCGCTTATAGACTAAAAGGAATCTACGTCAAATGTTACTATATTTCAATGCGTTATAATGACCCCGTCCATAAAATGGGGAGACACAAAATGTTCAAACACTGCATCACCAAGTGTGGAAGCACACCTGACATCCACGCTTTTATTAATGAAGATGGTAAGCTTGTTGTTGAGAGGAGTGGTCATTTTATTAGCAAACAACTTATCATTACCTCTCCAGCGGAGATGGCCGGGGAATGGATAGTTTCTGAACCAGAGGAGTGGCACACCCCTCTTCCTTATGGCCCTCAGGGACTGATTTATAACCGTTATGTTCAGAAGGAGGCGGGTTGACAATGCCAGGCATAACATCGCCGAGCAATCGAAAGAAAAACAGAACAAGGTAAACGTTGACCTTGCAGCATCAGGCGTGGCGTACAGAGAGCGCCTTAACATACCTGTTATCTGAGCAGGTAGCACGAGAGCAACCTGAGCACTCACGCGAGTATTTCATGGAGCGCGTCAGATACTATCGCGAGCAGTCGTTAAACCTGCCCAAGGGAAGCAACCCATGGTATATCGAGATGGATGAACAGAACGCCAAGAAGTAAGCGCAATTTGAACGAATGCGAACCCGCCGAGTGCGGGTTTTCTTTTATCTGAACTCGTTACGGCGGGTTTTGTTTTATGGAGACAAAAAATGTCAGATTTGGCTATGAAGATTTTGAAATGGCAATCGACTGGCGATGTCGGCATCAGTAGCGCAACTCTTGCCTCAATCGCATGTGGACTGAAAAAGAATATCTATGGTCATCACTTCGGCGCTCCACATGACGCAGCAGACTTCCGGCGATGCGTTGCGCTTGTTGAGCAGATTCCAGAAATCAGAGATTCATTCGACAAGGTTGCAAAGCGCGTTCCGGCATTCAAAGGCATCCTCAACGAATGGGATTCTCTCGTTGCTCTGTTGAAGTCTGAAATGAAGATACACGGAAACAAAGCACCAGAGACTTACAGAAGAATCAGAGAACTACGCAAGGACTAACTATGGAATCATACAGCCTCACACTCGATGAGGCCTGTCATTTTCTCAAGATATCCAGACCGACTGCCGTTAACTGGATACGCACAGGGCGTCTTCAGGCAACACGCAAAGATCCCACTAAGAATAAATCTCCTTACCTCACAACACGACAAGCCTGCATTGCGGCGCTTCAGTCTCCGCTGCATACTGTCCAGGTGAGCGCGGGTGATGGCATAACAGAGGAAAGAAAATGTCACTCTTCCGCAGAGGTGAAATATGGTACGCCAGTTTCACATTGCCGAACGGTAAAAGATTTAAACACTCTCTTGGAACAAAGGACAAAAGGCAGGCGACAGAACTCCATGACAAGCTAAAGGCTGAAGCATGGCGGGTCAGCAAACTTGGTGAAATACCTGATATAACGTTCGAGGAAGCGTGTGTCAGGTGGCTTGAAGAGAAAGCACATAAAAAATCACTGGACGATGACAAAAGCCGGATCGGATTCTGGCTTCAACATTTCGCAGGAATGCAACTAAGAGACATTACTGAATCAAAAATTTATTCAGCAATGCAGAAAATGACGAACCGGCGTCATGAGGAAAACTGGAAACTCAGGGCAGAAGCATGCAGAAAAAAAGGGAAACCTGTTCCAGAATACACGCCAAAACCAGCGTCTGTTGCAACAAAGGCTACGCATCTTTCATTTATAAAAGCCCTGCTAAGAGCCGCAGAGCGTGAATGGAAAATGCTGGATAAGGCACCAATTATTAAAGTGCCTCAACCAAAGAATAAACGAATCCGCTGGCTGGAGCCTCACGAAGCACAAAGACTGATTGATGAATGTCCAGAGCCATTAAAGTCTGTTGTTGAATTTGCACTGGCAACAGGCTTAAGACGCTCGAACATCATCAACCTTGAATGGCAACAAATAGACATGCAGCGCCGGGTGGCATGGATAAACCCGGAAGAGAGTAAATCAAACCGCGCAATTGGCGTTGCGCTGAATGATACTGCATGTCGAGTATTGAAAAAACAAATCGGGAATCATCACCGTTGGGTATTTGTGTACAAGGAAAGCTGTACCAAACCAGACGGAACGAAAGCGCCAACAGTCAGGAAGATGCGGTATGACGCAAACACAGCCTGGAAAGCGGCGCTGAGGCGAGCAGGTATTGATGATTTCAGATTTCACGACTTGAGACACACCTGGGCAAGTTGGCTGGTTCAAGCCGGAGTCCCGTTGTCAGTGTTACAGGAAATGGGAGGCTGGGAGTCTATCGAAATGGTTCGTCGATATGCTCACCTTGCACCTAATCACCTTACCGAACACGCACGGCAAATAGACTCGATCCTGAACCCATCGGTCCCAAATTTGTCCCAGTCAAAAAATAAGGAAGGTACTAATGATGTGTAACTTATTGATTTAAATGGTGCCGATAATAGGAGTCGAACCTACGACCTTCGCATTACGAATGCGCTGCTCTACCAACTGAGCTATATCGGCCCTGAAAGGACATGTTCACGAACGTGAATCACGGTGGACAAGGTTAAAACTAACCGGGCGATGCGTCAATGGCCTTGTGAATCAAATGGCTACTTTTGCATCACCCGGTTTTATTTACGCACGAATGGTGTAATCACCAATGCCGATCCACTTGTAAGTGGTCAGTGCTTCCAGCCCCATTGGGCCACGCGCGTGGAGTTTTTGTGTGCTTACCGCCACTTCCGCACCCAGTCCAAACTGGCCGCCGTCGGTAAAACGCGTAGAGGCGTTAACGTAAACAGCGGACGAATCCACTTCGTTAACAAAACGCTGGGCGTTGCGCATATCGCGGGTCAGGATCGCATCGGAGTGTTGCGTGCCGTGTTCACGAATATGGGCGATGGCATCGTCAAGATCGCTGACGATTTTGACGTTCAAATCTAATGACAGAAACTCATCGTCATACTCTTCGGCTTTAACAGCAACCACCTTCGCGGGGCCTGCCTGCAACTGCGCCAGTGCAGCTGCATCTGCGTGTAACGTCACGCCGCTTTCCGCCATTTGTTTGCTAAATGCGGGCAGGAAACTATCGGCGATGTTTTTATTCACCAGCAACGTTTCTACCGTATTACATGTGCTCGGACGCTGAGTTTTCGCGTTGACGATGACTTTCAGGGCTTCAGCGATCTCTGCACTTTCATCAACGTAAATATGGCATACGCCTATACCGCCTGTGATCACCGGGATTGTCGACTGTTCGCGGCACAGCTTATGCAAACCAGCGCCACCGCGCGGGATCAGCATGTCGATGTATTTATCCATACGCAGCATTTCACTGACCAACGCGCGGTCAGGATTATCAATTGCCTGTACTGCACCTGCCGGTAAACCGCAGGATTTCAGGGCGTCCTGAATCACCGCCACCGTTGCAGCGTTAGTGCGACAGGTTTCTTTGCCGCCACGCAGGATCACCGCGTTACCCGTTTTCAGGCACAGCGAAGCGACATCAACCGTCACGTTCGGCCGCGCTTCATAAATCACGCCAATCACGCCCAACGGTACGCGACGACGCTCCAGACGCAGGCCACTGTCCAGCACGCCACCATCGATTACCTGCCCCACCGGATCGGCGAGGTTACACACCTGGCGCACATCGTCGGCAATGCCTTTCAGCCGTGCGGGCGTCAGTGCCAGACGGTCAAGCATCGCTTCGCTAAGGCCATTGGCACGCGCGTCAGCAACATCCTGGGCGTTAGCGTTGAGGATGCTTTCGCTTTGTGCTTCCAGTTCATCGGCGATTTTTTCCAGCACGCGATTTTTTTCGCGGCTGGAGAGTTGCGCTAATTTATACGAGGCTTGCTTCGCGGCAATGCCCATTTGTTCCAGCAT